CATCATTTTTTATCAAACAATTATGTACAATAGCGAATATTTTTTCCTCGTCTTTCGTAGATGCAAAATGTCGCTGAACCTCACATTTTTTAGATACAACTGGATAATTTTTATTTAGTAAGTTTAAACGAGTAAGTACCTTTTCCCATCTAGATACATCGGATATTGGATGGGATAATTCAAAATACATGGACTGTCTTAAAAAGTTAGGAGGAGCATACATGATTCCGTTGCGTTTAATTGCAGACTTTATAATAGAATTGTATAATTCAGGATGTAAATAAGTAATGTCTGCAATGGAATAATTATTTACAAATACTTTAAACGTACCTGCATGTATTCCAGACCTTGCTTCTACTTCAGTAAAATTACGTGAATAAACATCTGCAAGTTCTTTTGCAATTTTCATTGCATCTGGGCTAAAAAAATCAAAATCAGGAAGTTCAAAATCATATTCATAAAATTGGTCATTTTTAGGTAAAATGGCATTTATGGCAGTACCGCCATATACGATGCATTTATTTTTTTTTATGAAGGCTAACAATATACTATTAATTTTTTTCATTTCTGGTGTTTTTACGATTTGTTTACCTTGCATTTTTTCGGATGAATCTACAGATGCTCTTAATATGGCAAGTTCACACTCCTTAAAGGATAAGTTTTTACACATACAATAATAATATATTATTTAATAGTAATGAAAACAAGAAGAGTTTTTACGCCAGCAGATACAAAAAGCAACGATGGCATGTTGACTACTGTATGGGGACCTAGTTTATGGCACGTGTTACATACGATGAGTTTTAATTATCCTATTCGTCCTACAAAAGACCAGAAAAAATATTTTCGCGATTTTGTTTTAAATTTAGTGCATGTATTACCATGTAAATATTGTAGGGAAAACTTAATAAAAAACTTTAAAACTCTTCCTCTTACGTATTCCGAAATGGAAAATAGAAATACATTTTCTAGATACGTTTACAATTTGCACGAAACCGTAAATAAAATGTTAAATAAACCATCTACACTTTCTTACTGTGATGTGCGAGAACGATATGAACATTTTAGAGCGAGGTGTAATGTGACTACCCAAGTTGAAAAAGGGTGCACAGAACCTTTAGTTGGAAAAAAATCAAAAGGGGTTATCCTGATTATTCCGCAAGATGAGCCATGTGGAGAAACCATTCAAATTGATAAACAGTGTTTAAAGTCGCGGATTCATTTATGATTTATTTAAGACCATCGTGATTTTTTAACTTGAATTTGCTGAACGTTCTTTTTATTTGCTTTAGGGTCGTATTTATCATTGTCTTCGGCTGGCATACTATTAGATAAATCCCAAAACTCTTTCGACCCCAATCTAAAATTGGCATGGGGTTCTGCTTTATACCAAAAGATTTGGTCTGTTAATTTATTACTTTTAGAATTATTATTTATAACTAAACATTCATAGTTTTCAGTACATTGGTCCATAACTTGGCAAAAGGCTTCAAATGTTGGAAACATTCCCGCATAATTTTCATAGATTCGTTTTCTGTTATTAATGTAGGGTTCTCTTAAAATAAAAACATAGTCTATGTTCGTACGTAAATTAGGAGGAATACCAAGAGGATATTGCATGGTAATAATTAACATAATTTTCCAATGACGACCATTCATGAATAACAAACGCATCAGTTTATCTTTTGTCCAACTGGCATCATATAAACAATCATCTAAGATACAAAATGCTCTAGGGTCAATGTTGCATTTTTTATATACTTTCATTTCTTCCATGACTTGCTTTAAACACTGTTTTTGTCGTTTTAGTACATTTTCAATGATTCCACTGCTATATTCATCATGAATAAATAGTTTTGGAACGTGGTCGCTATAAAATGAATTGCCTGCTTCTGTACCAGAAATAACTGTTCCAATGGGGATGTCTTGTTGGTAGAAAAGCAAGTCTCTCACTAAATAACTTTTGCCGGTATCACGTCTACCAATCAAAACTACTACTGGACCAGTATTTTCAGTCGATTTAAACCGAATCGACCGCATGTCAAACTTTTTCAATTCTAGCGTCATTGTAATTTTCATTCAAAATAAAACGAAAGAGTTAAACGTATAAAATTGATTTTTTATTTTAACGATACTAATCATTAAAATATGGAATTCTGTGATATTTGCGAAAACATGTTCTTCGTTGAAAAACAGGTAGAAGATGAAGCTGAACTTCTCGTATACAAGTGCAAGAAGTGTGGGAATACGAAAGAAATCAAAAATAAAATTGTTTCCTCCATGTCGTTCGAAAAACAGGAACAATACAGTATTATAAATAAATATACGAAGTTCGACCCAACACTGCCAGTTTTAGACATGCCATGCAAAAATGAAGGGTGTACTCAACATGAAATTATTTATGTGCGATATGACAACGTTGAATTAAAGTATGCTTATCTTTGTCCAAAATGCGATACTATATGGAAAAATTGAAATTAAAGGAAAAATATGTGTTAAAGTATAAAATGAGCGATGAAGAATATGAATCCGAAAGCGAAGAAGAAATGGAGGACGTAGAAGAAAATGAAGAAGAACCGGTTCAGGAATATTGTTTAGAAGACCAACCCGATGAACCGGAAATTGCCATTAACAAAACCCTTCAAACTAATTTTATGGACATACATCCACAAGAAAGAATTATAAATTATGAAGAATCCATTGCACTGTGTACGGTTAAACGAGATGATTTAGGAAATGTGACAGATGAATATCATACTACATTACCCATTCTTACTAAATATGAATATACTCGTATTCTAGGAATTAGAGCAAGTCAAATTGAAAAGGGAGCGCCTTTATTTATTGAAGTTCCAGATACCATGATAGATAGTTATCTAATTGCAAAGGACGAATTGCACCAGAAAAAACTTCCGTTTATTATTAAACGACCCATACCCAATGGAGGCATTGAATACTGGAAGTTGGCTGATTTAGAAATATTGTTTTAGTTCATTTTAGTAATTGTTAATTGTTTTGTAAACAAAAACTTTTCTACGGTTCTGTTTCTACGTTTTAAATTACACCCTAAACAACTAATCAATACATTTTTTTTGTTATGTCCCATAGTGTTATCTATTCTGTCAAGAGTCCATTGCATTGGGTCTCTACAAGTATATTCTATTAATACTTGTTTCTTGCAGTAGTAACATGTGGCATCTGTTAATTTTTCAAGTAATTCATCAGGCTTTATAAAATGAAAAGAACTAAATATTTGGTTTTTTTCATCTTGTGCTTTATACCCTCTTAACTTTTTACAAATTGATTTATCCATTTTTTTACTCTTTAAAATATTTACCAGAAAAGATGATAAATGGAGTTTTCAGTATAAACTACATAACATCCTATACCGTGTGTCATAGATACAATTGGACTAGTAATCCATTCTTTTCCATTTGAAAGATATCCAGTGCAGTACATATACCTATCTTGCACTTCAATATTCCAATGATAGAGAGCGTTCATTATTCTAAAGTATTGAATGTTATTTAAATACTTTTAGTTAAAGTTTACCGCCAATTTCAAGAGGTTGACGAACAATATCTGGTTCAATTGTAGAAAGATTCCACGGTCCTACATTACCCATTGGATTCGGTGGCTCTGACCTAACCTGAAGATTTGCATTTCGCATCGAAGAACCTACAGTGTTTATGCCTACAAGAGACCCTGCTTGCAACAAATTTACATTTTTAAGCATTCCGTCACCTTGAGGATTTAAACTGGCCCATTGTGAATTGGTATCGTTTGGTAAGAGCATGCTTGGGTCGTCCAATTTGGACCCTTGCATGCCATATGTATTTGTCTTTACACCTCCTGCTGAACCATACTTTTCATTTTGACCTAAAGGTTGTGCTGGAGAAGGAACTGCATATCCTCCTTGAGAAGATACAGAACTCATCATATCCATACCCTTTTTATTACTAGAAGTGTATAAAAGAACTGCCAAAGCGCCCAAAGCAACAAAAACAATAAGAAGGTCAGTATTTTTTCCGAATTTCATATATATTAAGAAAAACATAATAATTTTTGTTTAAACGTTTAACTCTTCTGCTAGAATTCTTGCCTCTTCTGCTTCTTTTGCGATTCGTTTTGCTTTTTCTAAAGCTATTTTATAAGCCTCGTTTGGTTTTTCTAAAATGTCCGTTTTTACCTCAACTTGTTTTTCCTTATCTAATTTAATTAAACAGTTTGAAAATTGTGTTTTTTCTAGAACCATCATTTGACGTATATTTACAACAAGTTGAAAACATTTCTGGTTAAACTTAAGTCCATGAATGTCTAATATAGAAATCACTTGTGAAGATTCCTTAATTGAAGACAGTAATAGTGGCATTTCATGTTCATCATATATTTGAATGAGCGGTTCTTTAATCGATTGTTTTCCTTGAGGAATGTATCCCCTCAAGACACATTGATTCCCCTTAAGTTTCATGATGGGTATAAATGAATTTTGAATATCATCCAGTTCAATGGATTCTGCTTCAAACCATGCATCTTTTTTTTCATAAATAAGTTTTTGAACTTTGTCCTCTAGAGCATCCATCCACTGAATAAAGTTTGTATTGGATTGTATAAAAATAAAATCTATAAAGGATTTTGAACCTGAACTTATGGTTTTTGTTACACATTTTGGAGTGTACACAAATAATGAATCGTCTGCTGAACTAAAGTTTAGTTTAGAAAAAAATGACCCTCCTTGAATTGCAACTGGTGTTGCTAAATGTAGTTGATTGAAATTAAACTCTGGTGTAGCATGATGAATCATTTAATTAAAATGGTTATATTTTTTGCGTGAAAATACACGCAAAAAAGTTATTGCGTTTATCCAATGATGTCTCAATGTTTAGAAGCAATGAAACGAGATGAATTTAAAGTTGAGTTTAGGAAGTTTATACATCCTTTAGTTTCTATTATACTTGCCGATTTAAATCCAGTTTTCATGTATATTTGTTTATTTAACATGTTCAATACATTTTTGTTAATTTTAATATTATTTATTGTATTTAAAAAATAATAATGGTTTAGACTAATGCAAACTCGTAGAACTCGTAGAAATCGCAAAAGTAGACGTGGCGGAAATTATTCATTAGCATCTCTTGGTCAAGCAGCTTCCAATTTATTAATACCGGCAGGTCTATTTTATGCTGCAAAGCGTCAACAAAAGGGACGTAGTGTTCGTAGAGTATTAAGACATCGTTAATTTACGTTTATATTTTCGTGTTTTACGTTTACCACCTAAGTAATTTGTTTGTAAGAAATATCTAAAAATAGGGTCATATTTTGTAACTTTTTCTATATCATATAAAAATATATATATGTGATATACCTCTCCATACAGTGTTTTTTTTTGTGGCATTATCAAATACTTTAACTATGCCATTTTCATGAAACTGATTAAATGGAAGTATAAACCCAGTACCTACCCAAGAATCTTTTCCTAAAAACCCAATATCATTCATACCTATAATTGTAACAAAATGCGCAGGTTCGTTTAATCTTAATTCAAAATAATAGCCGTCTGCAAAATAAAGGGGTAAGTTTTTTTTATAATCGGATTCACTAAAAGATTTAAAACTTACCTCTGACAACCTGAATACTGTTTTATTTACTCTTTTAATCATAGGTAAAATAGCATCAGTCAATTCTCTATTAAAGGAGAATTCTGTATTGTATTAGGTGTATTTAAATAATACAATATACTTTTAGCTATATATCCCATATCACATCCATACTTATTTGTAATGATTTTATAAATATATAAAAACAATAGAATACGTTGTGCGCCAGTTTTGCCACATTTTGCAATTTCACTTAAACTGGTTAAATCAGTTGTACTATCAAGAAAACGATAACACTCATTTATAGTATACAATTGTTTGTCTTCGCTTGTTAATTTTATATTGTATACGTTATGAAAATGATATGTGTTGCTGCATGAGCAAAACAATCCATGTTAAAATGTTGATGGCTAAATGCATTTGTTATACTGTGGGATAATTTAGGTGGTTCTGGTGGTTGTCCTAAATTTCGTGAAAATGGTCGTATTTCTTCGAAAGCTGGATGTCTATTCATACAATATAAAAGTATTTAAATGTCAATGACATGTTTAAAACCCATCCTCTATCGTTCGATTTCCACCTCGTTCATTAAGAAATTTGACTTGACTTGGTGTAGTGCATACGCAACCGTCTGAAGAACTATAGGTTGCCGCTTTACAACAATCAGGACTTGATTTATTATTGGCAAAAATAAACATGCCATCTGGAGGAGAAGGTGAATTTGGAACAGAATAAGGACCATCCCAAGGTGCTTCCCCCGATAGTTTCCACGAAGCAGCGGTTGCAAATCCTTCCTTAAGACCCATACAAGAACAAGCCAACGACGACCCTATCACTAGAATTAAAAAACATAAAACAACTGTACTTGCCAATAATTTCATACCTTATTGCTATATTTTTTTTAATCTTATAAAATATGATTAAAAAAGGAAATAAATTACCTATATATTACGATGATGTAATTGATATTCAGCTAAAAAAATGGATAGATGTAATTAACCCATCTTTTAAACGGATTGGATTTACGCCAAATGGTATAACTACATTATCGTTCGTATGTGGATTAGGCATGTGCTATTTATACTATAAACAATTTTATTTCATGTCCGCCATTTGTTGTTTACTATCTTATTTTTTTGACGTAATGGATGGGTATTTTGCTAGACTTTACAAAATGGGAACAGTATTTGGAAGTTATTATGATGTTGTATCTGATTGGATAGTTGGTATTTTATTTTTATTTCTATTTTTAACTAGTACCATTTCTACTTTATCTAAAACAATCATTTTTACCATGAGTTTTCTACTAAATTTTATTATTTTATATCATTATTCATGTCAAGAAAACTATACGAAAACTACAAATCCAAAATATGTAAGTGACGGTCTTTCATTTGTGAATAAAATTCAATGTTACAATCATGCCCATATGAAATATACAAGATTTTTTGGAACAGGTACACTATTTGTATGGGGAGCATTTATTATTCTTTTGCATTATAAATTATAACATGTTAATGGAATGAAGTTTAAACGTCTATTCAAATATAAGTTTACGCTATTATTTTTATTGGGATGTTTACTGCTATTAGTACCCTTTAGGGAAGGATTTTCAAGTGGCCAATACGATTATTTAGCAC